TTTTAACTATGCAAGCAAAATAACAATATGTTATCAAGCAAACTGCAGGACCTACGGTTAACGGATAAACCGACAAGCTAGAAACCGACCATAAGCAATTGACGCAAGGCGACTACCATAAAGCAGTAAGGCATGTGAACGTCTATGCGAAAAGTGAAGACTACAAAATAAGGTTAAGTGAAGTATTGTATGACTTCGTAGTCTAAGAAGTAGGAGAAGAACTTGCACCAAAAGTGAATGGAGCCATATGTGACTTGCCTTAAGCAAGGTTGGTGCAATTACTCAAAGATTACCAAGCATTTAAAATGCAGGTAGCAACCATAAAGCAGAAGGAATAAAAGGTTGCGAAAGTTGATTTTGGAACTGTCATATGCAAAAATGTATTAGATGATTTGAGCAAACTCAGGTAGAGTGTGATCGAAGCCACTTAAGAAATCCCAGTCAATGTTAGCCAATCAAGACTGAATGTGGCATATGGAGCAATATGCATAGAATTATTTGGAGCCCAAGCCATGGGTAATTCATATGCATTGCATAGAGCACAGGTAGCAGCATAGAGATATATAACAAGTTTGACAGCATACTATGGAGGTGCCGCACCTACTCCACACACATTAGCATGCACATTCCATTCTATAGGAGTGTAAGTGATCTACATCACTGAAACAAATGCAAGGATGTTAGGATCGAGTAAGCCAAGATTTGTGTTTGTAGTGGTAGCTTCAGAAAAAGGAGTGCATTTCAGAAAATGTGATAAACAGATTGGATTTGAAAAAGTGCAATAGGGTGATGAGTTGAGCCTTGTTACCACCCTAGTGCCAAAATAGAATCATGGACAAATTCAAATCAATGGAGATTATTATGATTATGGGGATGGGAAAGTGACTCTTTTAATGGACCCCTATGGATATCTCTATCTGGATGCAGAATGGTATGAATAAGCTGAAAAAGTACAAGATGTTGAGTATCTTGACTAAGGGTTGATTAAGATGATGGATGATAGAGCAGGAGGATTTAGATACCCTGACCTTAGACCATAGATGGTTAAGTAGCCCAAGAAAACAGTTAGTGTAGAAGAATAACTAACTTGTCATGGAAATAATTAACCTAGCCTCACAATATCCATGCTTAAAACTGATAGGAAACCTTTAGATGCTAACACCCAAGTGGAGGAAAGAGGAAAGTATACTCACTATATATATGAGAATAAGGAGGCCCTGGAGGCGGAGGCAGAAGCACTAATTAAACTAGGACTGAACCCTTAATACTACAAGGAAGTGTAAGTGGTTGATGAGACATATTAAACAGCCTCAGCCCAATTATAATTGGAAGTTACTACTCATAAAGCTAGATGCAAAACATGGAATGCTGGAGCAGGATGCAATCATTTGCCATAAGGATTGCTAGACTAGTGGAAAGACAAAAAGGGAAGAATGCTGACAGATGACTTCTAACTATATTAGAGAACTATGAAAAGATTAGTTGAGTATGATAACATCAACAGAGTAGAAATGGAGAGAGGCCCATAAGTTTACCCTCCTAATTTGGAAGTGACAGCTAAGGATAAGATAATAGTGTACCCACCTGATCAAATTGGCTAGAAAGAAGAGAGGAGTAAATTGTACACCGAGAATTAGGAAAAATTGAAAGAGTAAATTACCCAATTATATAAAGAAGCCACTGGTATTGAATCTAAGACCATTGCAGCAAAGTTTGTGGAATCCTAGAATGTCATGCCTTATTTAGAGAGCAATAGGCAAATTATTGACAAATGTAGAGAATTGGATAGAGAACAATTTGGAACAACAAAAGGATAAGATGAGGATGCTAACTCAGATATTAATTGTGTGCATGGGCATAGATATTAACAGTATTTGAAAGGGGATGATGAACAGAAGCTACCTTGTGTATGTGATGCTAACTTTGAAGGATTTTTCAAAAATTGGCTGAGCGACTTCTCTGTTGACTCAGACCATCCAAGGTAACAAGCAATATTCATAGCTTACACAATGGTACTAATAGGTAAACCAAATTGGTAAAATGCAGCCCTTATAATGCAATATTACCTAGGGAGGAATTTTTAACCAACCAATTACAGAACATGGAGAGATAAGATCATATTGGCTATACATGACTTGGAGTTAATAGATACCTGGATTGGTGCGGAGGAGTGGAAAGATTTCCCACCCATGATCGATAGCACAGGAATGGAACCTAGGTAACCAACATTCACTGTTACAAATACAGAATTGCATGCATCCAATTATAAATAAGGAAATTGGATACCAGTTGTGTAACCACTGCATAGCATACATCAGAAATTTAAGCAAAGACAAGGCCATGTAGGTAAGAACATTACCCATTGTTATCCCTAAGGAGAAGTAACATATGATGTTATAAGAGTGGATAAAATTAAGATTACCCCAAAGAATTTTGATTATGTTAAGAGTATCAAAATGGCTGCAGAAGTCACAACTCTAGAGGAATTGAGAAAGTGTCCTTATAAGACAACGATTTGGTCAGTAATAAGGAAAAATCTACCTGATTGCAAGAGAGTAGCAGTGTGGCCCAATACTTCATATATAGAGAATATGGAAAAATCAGACACATGGACTAAAATTCAGGTAGAGAAAATTGCCAATATATCAGATTTTGGATAATCTAAGGCAGATATGCTTATGATAGACCCAGATTTTTCAGTAGTAACCCTGGAGGGAAGACTAGATACAGCCTTCGAATAGAAGATTGAGGAAGGACTGACTGACATCATATCCAGAGATAAGAGACCCATAGTTGTCAAGTTGCCCAATACTGTACACTAGGGTCGATTTAATCAAATGTTCAAAGTGGAGAACCCCATACTTATTAGGAAAGGGAATAAGGATTTGTATAAATATGTGACAGTACTGAAAAGAGTTGATGAAATTATACCAGATACAGATATTCTAGCTAATCATGTCAGGACGAAAATAGCTATCAAATAATTATATAAGGATAGGATAGAAGCATTCCCTGAACATTTAGAGAACAAAAATTATAAAGATGCAGCACAAGTGCTAGTGAGAGCGCTCAATGCAGGATTGGACATGGAACAACTGTATAAAAGTATTGGGAAATCAGATTTAGCAGGCATGTATATAGCAATGAGTGAGCATGCCACAACCAGGTCCAAATGTGCTAGGTTGATTAAGACAAAAATGCAAATTGACACAATGAACCACCATGCAAAATTAGCACAATCTAGGAGAGAGTCTTTATGTTAAGTAGCAATGAGACTGGGAGGAGCTGACTTGATAGTCTATGTCAGAGGTGACCCAAAGAGAGAATGGGTTGTTACAGAACATCAGAAAGTGCTATTTCTAAATGTGGAGGAAGATAATACAGATTATTAGAAGATTAAATTGATATAGGAACTAGTCAATAACAATCCAAATGTAGGATTATTGTAGAAAAAGATAACAGAAACCACTAGAGAAGAAATACTGAACCACATGGACATGAATTATTCATCTGTCATATATTGGGTCATGGTCAATTCAACTTACACATCTGAGTACAGGCCGATTGGAATGCTTAGAGGCACAGATAAGGTATTTGCTATAGGCCAGAGAACCCACAATGATATCACTTCTTAGGAGATCCCTAATTTAATGCAAGCTTCCATGTGTGATGTCAATGCATATTACCTAGACTTAGGAATCAATGGAACAGTGGAGAGATACCAAGAGAATGCGATGTAGTTATTAAATTACTAGTCTAAATCAGCAAGCATTAAGAATACCACCTTGAAATACACATTAAAGGACGATAGTACCTGGGGGTAAGCAAAACTCTGGTCACTAAGAGATGCCTATAGTGTAGAGTAGACATATAATATAGAGAAGTAAGGAATATATGGCTTAAAGTGTGTGGAAAGAGTTTATGGAATTGATAATGAGGGATTGGAATTAGCAGTATATGTCCCAGAAATAGGAGTGAAAGATGAATTAGTGAAGAAGGGAGTCTAAAATAACATGGTTGCTTATCAGAAAATGAAAGCCTTTGATACCAAATTAGAGACCAAGATAGGAAGAAATGTTTATCTTCAGAACATGTTAGTAGATGGGTAGACAATCACTCCCCAATAGTAACATGTTATTATCAATGCCCAGTTGAATGGAGGAAAAATGGCCGATATAGATCGAAAGACCTTTGGTTATGATAGGATAATAGATGAAACCATCCTGAAAGTGAAAAATGCATACCAACACCAGAGGATCCCTCTTGTTTACAAAAGTCAATAATAGAGGGCAGATTACAGCATAGTTTCATAGATTGACATGGCACTAGTGAGTTAAGAGTATAGTAATTATTATGTAAAATGCTGGTGGAGGTACACTACTGACATTAAGTTGGCAAAATAAATAGGAGAATGCCAGCAAGGACTATTGATGTGCCTAGATGCAGATGAATTGGCTGACAATCTTTGGTATCATTTTGAATTGCTCAACAAAAATGTTTACCAACATTAGATCAAATTGAAGGATGGAACACAAATAAGCAACAGGGAGGAAATAAGTGGTTACTAAGACTTATCAGTATCTGATTTGTTTGGATCATTATGCAAGAATAGGCTGAATGAGTATGGAGTTTATGAGGATTAAGTAGTCAGGGTAGTGGATATTACCAAAATTCATACAATTAAGTAGACAGGCTTTAATTCAATGCCAAATATCAAATTTACCTAAGGATTCTTTGCATCATACTTCTGGCCTAGGATGATCAGAGCACCAGAAACAGTTGAAACTAGAATAATAAGAGGTTATGGGGAAGAGTTGGAAAGAAGATTTACTATTAAGTTAGAGCAGTTCAAAGCTGAACATGGGATAAGGTTCCCACCCACAGTAGTTGGTAGTTATGGGCAAGTGAAACATGATCAAGTTAATGTGATCATAATTAACCACCTATCAAAAATTGTGATCAAAGTTGATGGAAATCAATTCACTCTGGTTAACCTGGATACCGAAAATTAAATGAATGTTAGAGAATTGCACAATGCAAGGTGGGAAGTGCTTAGGCCATATTAGTTAGATATACTATCATCAATCAAGTATGGCAGGACAATCATATATAAGCATAGGCATGACTTAGAGTATATGGAAGATGCAGATAAGATTATTGAAATGCCTAAACAATGCAAGGAAGTACACCACTGGTGGGAGAAAGGACCAAAGGGACAAGAATATGAATGCTATGGAGTGAATGATATTGAAGAAATGATGAACCTGTTACAGTAGCAAGATTGCCTTTATAATAATGTTAAGACCATTGGATTTGATTTAGAAGCAGAGCCAGCATATGGGCTAAGGAAAATTAATTCAATGCAACTGGCATTTGACAATAAAGCAATCATATATAATGGATCACAATTGAATGTAGCATAGTACATAGTCTACTCATGGTTCGGATTATGGAACATTAAAACAATAGTATGGGACAATCAGTTGGATGGAATATATGCAAATAATTTAGACCTGCAACAACACCCATACATTGTGTAATCCAAATCAGCAAAGATGAGTCTGGCTGATGCCTTGTCAATGGTATATAACACTGAATACAAATTGGCAGTAAGTAGAGATAGGAAGTTAAAATTTTATACTGAGTACACAGATTACAAGATCACTGATGAACATAGGTCTTATGGTGTGAGAGATGCCATATCCTGTCTCGAATTGCACAAGGATATAATGATAAGAAATATATCATCAGCACAATTTTATCAAACAAGAATTGGGAGAGTCGACTGTACCACAAAAGTTAAAGAGCATAATCAATCTGTTTACAAATGGTGCCCATATGGAAATGAATAAGCTACTCCATTAGCAGCAGTCATTGCAAAAGCCAGGAAGGACTAACATGACGAGAATTTGATATTTGTAGATGTTGGGGCTGGAGATAATGGTACATCATGTGTTAGAGCATGTGTCACATCTTGGATGGCATCTTGGGAGGGAGTAGGCATTATGCAAAATCATTCAAATGATATAATGAGAGAATGGCTTAAGAACAGTGTGCAATCAGAGTTGATAGCTGAAACAGGCTCCTCTGCATCATAACTAGCTTTATTTGCCAAGCTGAATAAGATCAACCTGCACTTATATACAACAGACACACCATCTGGCACCTATGATCTCAAGATGATGAAAAATGTGGGTAGACCTTTAATAATGTTAGCACACCATGGACATGCATACTTAGGAGTAGTATTCAATCAACCAGGGAGAGACACTTGCATGCAGGGCAATAGACAATTACCATGGGATTGTCATTGTGGCAGATGTGTGCAATTACCAGTGCAACACATCAAGAATGAAAAGAGGTTGGGAGTTAAGTGTGAAGTGTGCACATATAGCTAGACTGAAAGATAATTTAATGATTTTGAGGAAATTAACAAAGAAAGGATTAAGAGGTTTAGAGAACCATAATTAGTATCATGGAGACAATAATCCACAACATATGAAGAAGATGCTATTAGAATAAGAGGGATGACACTAGATGATGGGTTCGATGACATAGATAATTGGCTAGTATACTTAGACCAGAAGAAACCTGAGAGGCAGTCAATGGTATTATATGACAGTAAATTAGACACTAGAGTGCTCACATCAAAATGCCATGGCACTGTAGACAACATAGTGGCAGATGAGGGATAGATACTCATGAAATACAAACCTTAATCATGTGACGCCATGACTTCAAAGTATACTCAGATAGGACCAATTGTGGAAGGCAAGTATATGGAAACAATGTGTAACTGTGTTGACAATATGACATTTGCAGCCACTCAAAGAACAATCAAGACAAAAGCAGTAGTGACTAGGGAAGTTAAGAGGTTTGTCAAATTTGCCATCAAGAGAATAAGGAAAGAGTTCAAACCTAAAGGATTTGATGGCCTAGGTAGGATAGATCTTTGTGATAAAGCTATAGAATTAGTGAGATCATCAAACAAGACTAAAAGTGTCAAAGACAGGATCGTGGAAGGTCTAGAATTTGTGAAAGAAAATGGATTAGACACAATAACAAACACTGAGTCATTCATTAAGAAAGAGATTACCATGTCAGATGGATGGGCAAGGATGATCTCAGCAAGATAAGAGATAGTCAGATCTTTATCAGCAGTAATTTATTAGGAAGTTGAAGATCAAGTGTACCAGAATCCACATTTCATCAAGAAGATGAATGACGATAAGATCACTATGGCACTCAGAGACAAAGCCAAGCAATTTAATTATGCAGTATGTCTAGATGTGTCATGCTATGACTCAGCATAGAAAGATGAGATCTGGTAAATAGAGAGAGAGTTATTCAAACACATAGTGGGGGAGAAAGCATGCTAGCTTTGGGAAGCTATAGCACTCAACAATAATTACATTAAAACCAGGATGATGATACTACTGACAAAAACCACTAGAAACAGTGGAGAGCAGACTACATCTTTGACTAATACATACCTATAATACCTACTTTAGAAATATGTAGCAAAGAAGCTAGGTATGAAGAAGTCTTAGTGGTGGTGCTTTGTAGAAGGAGATGATGTTATCACATTCCTGATGTAATTAAATGACTATGTGGAGAAAGCAACTGAGATTTATAAAAGTTTGGGATTCATGACAACTGTAGAACATGAAGGTACACCTGATGGAGCAACATTTGTCAAAATAGTCCTGAGAAGCACAGAAGGAGACTACTCAGTGTTCAGGAGAATAGACCATGCCTTATTGAAAATGGGATGGACAAAACATGCAGTCAAGACTAAATGCACAAAGACGGCTGTAGGATTGATGAGAAGTAAAATTTTATCACTTAAAGCCATGTATTTGTACAGTGAGTCCGTACAGAGATTAGTTTAAGTCATGTTGAGCTAATTACCATCAAAATATAGAAATATCAGAGAAGATGTCAATTGGGGCCGAGATGTGGTGATGACGGATGACCATTACTTTGACTAACAATATGGTCATGACATTAATCGAATAACACAATGGATAAGTGAGAAAGGATTATACACAGCCATTTAAGCCTAAGATTACC